TGGGGTTACTTGCGACCTAGCTAAAGGTTCAACGCACTTGTCTATATTGTAGCATTAGCTACTTTCCAAAGAGACGATTTAGCCTTTCTTTTTGTTCGGCTAACCGTAATTCCTCAGGTGTAACTACAGGCCATCGGCGTAAAGCCAGGGCATCTTTAAACCGTAGGAACCAGCTCTTCATATTTATATAGTATTGTAAATCGCTGGTTCACGGCGAACACTAATGGGTGGCTGCCCAGTTGCTACCACTATCTGCTGCTGCAGTAATAGGTACACGGAAGTTGAAGTACTTACCTGCAAGTGGTGCCGCTGCTTCTAACAGCTGCTTGACCCTATCAACTTCGGCAGGTACTACAGATAGCTGCACTTCATCGTGCACGTATGCACATCTAGTGTAGTCAGTGTCGTAGGTCAAGCCTGCTTCATCAAGCAAGTCCTGACCAACTACCACCCACTTCTTTGAAATGATGGCTCCACAGCTTTGCAGCAGGTAGTTGAGCGAAGCGTGCTCTGCTGTACAAAACACAGGGCGACCATCGAGAGCCCGAAGGCGACCGTTAGCACGCACACGTTGTTTAACTGCATCAATCAGTGGCTCCAAACCAGGAATAGCATCAAGGAACTTGCGACGTAGCTCACTGCCAAGCTGTTTCTTCTGAGCATCGGAAAGCTCAGGGTGCAAACTGTGGCCTAGCTTCTGGTCACCGGCACCATATATGAACGCATACGTGATAGTTTTGACCTCTTTACGTGTACAACCAACACGGTCAGCATTCTGCTGATGGATGTCACCGTTGATAACAACGTCAGCAAATGCACCGTCATCGAACCTGCTGAGGTAATGCCCAAGGCATCTCAGCTCTAGTCCTTCAAGGTCAGCACCAACCATCACCATGCCAGGGTGTGGAACAAATAGTTCACGTGCCCACGGTGCACTTACAACTTGCCCGAGGTTGGGACCACGGTGAGCGTTACGTCCCGTTTGTGTAGCAAGGCTGCAGCTGTGGTGAATGCAGCCGTCGTCTTCAATGGTGTTGAACCAGCTGTTGGTGCCTTCAGAGAGTTGACCTAGCCACTTCTGTAGAGTGAGCAGCCTGATGAACATCTCACACTCGTCGTGGAGCTGTTGGTTACCCTGAGACAGTGCGTTGTCACGTACCTCAGAGATGGTTGCTTCATCAACCTTAGGCTTACCAGTGTCAGTCACTTTGGTAAAGCGAGCACCACGAAATGTCTGTAGTGCCCAAGCAATGTGCTGACGTGAGGTTGGATTGAAGTCAAGCAGCTTGGTCATCGGTGCACCAGCTACATAGCCTTTCTTCTTGTCAGCACGCTTAGGAGTAAACACTTTGCCTGCGACATAGGGAAACTTGGTCAGGATCTTCTGCTGAAGGTCATCGAACTCTTGTTGGAGCTCTCCACGAACCTGGATGGCACGCTCCAAGTCGAAGCGGAAGCCACTGCGTTGCTGGGCAGCCATCAGCTCGGCCATCCGCATTTCGAGTGCAACGTAATCAAGCATCGTCCTGCTCCTTGTTAAAGCCGAACGGACCTGCTTCTGCCTTCTTGGTTTGACGCAGGTGATGGGCAAGCTTTGCGACGTTCTCCATTACCTTGAGGACGTCCTCGATCTCAGCCTCAGGCATGCGACTGCGGACCTCAGACATCAAGGGAAAGAAAATGTCGCAAGCAGCTGCGACTTCTTCAACTGAGAGGGGGTTCTTATCAGCCATGGTTGTTCATCCTGTTTTTGAAATGAAGATAGAGCTTGTATGTCACCTCAGTGTCCTGCTTGCAATAATCAAGCATTTCAGGGGTGTACTTATCCCAGGCGTTTACACCTTTGCCGTAGTCACCTTTGAAGCACTTCAACCGGTAGCCCCATGCCTCAAGGCTGTGCCTGCCATAGAGCTTGAGCGGCATGCCGTCAGGGCGACGATCAAAATCACGCTCCTTGATATGGGGATAGAACAGTCTGCTCAGGACAAGAGTGTCCAGCTTTTCACCCTGAGGGTCTAGGTCTGGATAACGTTCCTTGAGAAGGGGAAGGTCGTAGTCCATGATGTTGTGCCCGATAAGGACATCAGCATGCATAATCTGGTGAACACCAACAAGCAGCTCCCGATCCGGTCGGTGATCAAAGACGAGTGGTGTCTCAGGATCACTCAAATCACGAGCAACAATGCAGTGAATTTGTGAGCCTTCACGCAGAAGACCTGTTGATTCAATATCGAAGAGCAGTTCAGTCTTCGTCTTGGATGTCTGATTTGAGCTCTGGGTCGTATTCATCTGGTTTGTAAGCATCAGTGTAGAGGGACGTATCAACCTGCTTATCAACGATGTCCTGGGCGTTTTGAGCAAAACGAGGATCTTCGTTATCAAATACAGGTTCGATGGCCATGTTTAGTTCTCGTGCAAGACGAGCAGCGCGTCGAAATTCATCTTTATAGAAAGCCTCCCACTCATGAGCAAGAACGTAGATCTGGCGAATACCCATCAGGTGACATTGAAAAACAGACGTACTGAAGGGGTATCGAGTTGTATAGACAACAGCACCAGTGGTGGGCGTGCCTCTCTTACAAGCAGCAGCTACTGCATAAGAGACGCAATCGATCTCTACTTTCGAGTGAGTCAGCAGGCTTCGACCATCACCAATAATCTCGCGATCACGTGTAATGACACATCCACCTGCTGCCTTGGGATGAGTTGAGCCATTGCTAATGACCTTGGCTACATCCATAAAGAACCTTTCCTTGTTCTTGATGTAAGTGGGATCACCTTTTGGACTTGGCATATCACAAATCTGCATATTCACCCTTATATTAGGGGCGTAGATCACTATATGTGGATAGCCATGGACTACGAATCAATGCTGAAGGAACTGGATGCATATGACAATTACGATGGAGGAAAGCAGGAAGATATGGTCAACAGTCCGGCGCACTACACCCAACTGAAGGGGGTGGAGGTGATTGACGTGATTGAAGACTCGATCGCTGCGGCACCCAGTGTAGTTACAGGAATGCTTCAAGGTCAAGTCCTAAAGTATATGTTGCGTCTGTGGCATAAGGAAAACGCAAAGCAGGACGCTGAAAAAAGTCTTTGGTACCTTAAAAGGCTCATCGAAAAAATTGAGTCGGAGTGTTCTTAAGATGTAAAAGCCCGCGTAAGCGGGCTAACAGCGGCTGAAAAATATATTCGTGCCTCGTACCTGTAGGGTCTCGTGATCATATATATGGTTCTTAAGCATGTCATATATGAGGTCAGTGTCTAAATGGTGGTGGACGAAATAAAGAGAGATGCCCTCAGATAGTTCGGGATCTGAGGTGTCATACCAATTAACTACCTTAAGCGCCTCCCAAGGCTCAAAATAAGGCATGATCCAACTGTTCAGCTCTTCTAGACGCTGAGCAGTTTTTTGTATATGCGCTTCATGGGCCTGACATAAAGGTGGTTGCAGGCAAGCGTGCTTCCACATAAGAAAGCCATCCTTATGGATAAGCCGTGAAGGATGGACAGAGTTGCCTGAAGGAAGCTGCATTAGGTAAGCTTCATTGATCGACTTCGGCATCAGATCTCTCCTTTGGTCTCCTCGAAGTATTCGAGATCTTTAAACCAGTTATCACCCGCATACTCGTTGTAGATAATGCGACCGATATCACGGAAAGTGTTGTAGAAGAGGGTAATTTTGTCTACATCAGAAATCACCTGATCCATCGGTGGGCCGTAGACCAAGAAGTTCCAGGTCGAGGGACAGACCGGTTCAAACCCTTTTGTAGTAGCTCGCAGCTGCTTGACTCGCTTGAAAGGAATGCAGACGGGGTAGTCCCAAATTACCGGCGATGCACGTAATAGTTCAGAAGCACTAGAGAAGAATACAAAGCTCTTGATATGGCCATTGCGATACTCACTAATGGTCTTGTTCAACCAAATGCGTGAGTTGCGGACAGCACCTTTTGGAGCAACCCAAACGTTTCCATGCCAGTGCTCTTGAAGTGGGTTGACCTCTACAGAAGGAATAGAAGTAGCGTCAACAAGTACCTGCTGAACGGGATCAGCAGTAGGGTCAAAATCAATAGACCCCATAACAGTACGTGCACGTTCAATTATTTGCGGTGTGGGATATAGAGGTAGCTTTAAGCCTGAGGATTTGAGCTTATCCGCTAAATTCTGATGCGAGCGTTCGGAGGCTTTCTTGGCTCCCTCCTGCTTCGACTTCAAATGTTCTTGTTCCTGCATCACTGATTAAAGTAATTAAGACATATTTGGACCAATCGGTTTCGTCAATTTTTTCGATCAAGGACCGAAGAAAATCAAGCACTTCACTATCTTCAGCAGACTCAGCAGCAGCGATATCACGTTCTACATCTTCACCGGACATGAAAATAGAAGAATCATTGCACAGGTTAATTACAAGAGAACCTGCGCCACGGGTATTTACTCCGTTAATAGCGATGTTGATAAGGTCAGTGAGAATGAGTTCAGCAGTAGCAGCAAGAAAGCGCTGCTCCTGTTCCTTTTCCTCGCCAAACTTATTTGATCGGATGAGCTGTTGAATTAGATCTGTGCGTCGAGACATAGCGATTAGACTCTTAATTAAGAATAGATGATTAAATTGAAATATGTGGGGTTATTCGGCGTTATCAATGTGATGATCTAGCCCATGATCTTCGCCAGGATCAATTTGAGAGATGTGAAAACCTTGAATCATATCGGTCATAACAGCGTTAAGACGATCAGAAAACTCTGAGTCATTATCAAACAGGAGACCAGCACGTGCTATGGCTTCATCATTACCAAGCAGTTTCTCCTCTTCCTTGAGTGCTTCATCCATTTGATATTCTATGATCTGCTGTCTTAGCGTATGGATTTGTACGGCTAGCTCAAAACTTTCGATGTAGCTCTCATCGTCTACAAAGACTCCAATATTCTGCGGAATAAGGTGAAAAGGATTGCAGCAATACTTATTGCCACAAGTGGTTTTAACTCCGGTATATCCAAGATCACCCCAAGTGAACCACATAGCAACACGCTGAGGATGATGTTGCGTTGAGCTTGAGATTCCATGACGTCTCCAAGCAAACTGTGGTTGTCCTGTTTTTGCATTAATAACGCCCTGCCAGTTCCAGCATTCATCTGGATCACCAATATCCACCTGGGACCAAAACTTGAGCGCCCGCTTACGGTGCTTACGTAAAAGGCGGTTTATATCGAAGCTAATACGGCCCTCTCGAGCAGCTGCGACACAACGTGTACAAGCTTGGTGACTGTCGTAGCGCATGCTGGAGTCGGAGAAGCGACGGATAGCATGGCCGGTATAAATACAAAGCTCACCTTCCTCTGAGGTGTTTGAGAGCTGCAAATTACGGCGGCCATAGGCATGGCCAGTTCCTTTTGGTTTTGCTTCAGACATTGGTATCTCCTTGACTACGTTCCCATTGATGCGTGCCACCGTGTGCAGGATACTGTTGATCCTGAGGAAGCAACTCAATAAGTGGGTTAATCATGTACTCATAGCGAGTACTGTCCTCATACTTGATTCGAACAAGTTTTGCTTTGGGAGAGTAGAACTCAGGGCGTCCGACAACCAAAGCAGTCATTCCATTTGGAATAACACGGACACGTTGTCCGATTTGAATATCTTTTGCAAGCATTGTAGCTTATATACAATCTCTTCTGTTTAAGTGTAGTTAAAACTCACTCAGAATGTGGTCTTCCTCAATAGGTTGATTTGTAGGACGTAGCCAAACACGTTGTGTTTTACGTACTTTTTCTTTCCCCTCTTTGTAATTTGAATGTTCCGTTTTAGAAAGCCTTCTATTTTCTTTGATGTGGACCCAATAATTGATAGTAGAGCGGCGCCAACCAAGTGATGTCAGCACGTCAGCCACACGGCGAGATGTACGACGATCCTGCTTGAGAGAGTCAATACTCAGGCACTTATCCAGAATATCTACAGTAGTAACCTCTTCCTTATGCTTGATATGATCATTGATTTTTTCTTGCCACGGATCAGGATCACTAAACTCCTGAGTATAGCGATTGATATTCCCAATTTCGTCAGCCTTATACTCATACTGAACGTGGTCTCGATATGCCATAACTGCAGCTGCCCAAAGCTGATCACGCTCTGCCTTTAGTTGATCAAATGGAATATTAAAATCGGTGGGAATTTCGATGGGAATAAAGCGCCTATTGCCGGTAGCGTCAATTAGAAACTGACTTCTGTTGGTCGT